TGACCATCAGATACTTTGGCCAGCTCACCGGAAGACAGAGGACGAAGCGTAGCAACGGCCCATTTGTCTGTTTCAAGAACGAGGGCAGAGCGTTGGCGGGAGTGACGGTTGGTCACAACTTTCAGCGTGTTGCCGTAGTCATCCATGTACAGATCAACGCCGGAAACAGCAGAGCGTTTTTCAACGTCAGCGTTGCGGGTTGCAGAGCCGAAGTTGTTCATTGCCAGTTTGTTGAAAGAACCTACGTTGATCAGGTCGGGTTCGCCACCTTGGTCGTAGATGCCCTTCAGAACAACTTTCAGAAGGTCTTCGGTAAACGCACGTTGCGTACCATCGCCCGGTGCAGCCGTAGGAACACCGTTCGTTTTGGTTGCGTCCGTACCCGTTGCGCCGCGTGAATCGTTGGTCGTGATCCAAGATTCCATACCCGCGAGTGTGGAGGCCGTGGTCGAGTCACCAACTACAGCTACACCAACGCCCGTAATGGCTGCTTCCATGTCCTGCTTCAGCTTGGCTGCGTGCATGACTTTCTGGTAAGCGGCTTCAGAGGCGCGTCCTGCTTTGTTGATGGTTTGTTGCGTATCGGAGAGAGAGAACACTTTACCCATGATCTGGGTGCGGTTTCCGAGGCGAACGGTCGGCGTAACTGCGGCGGCTGTAAACTCGTCGCCTTCTACACGTGCGTTTGCACCTGCGGAACCGTATGTGTCCGTCTGCCATTCGTGATACTTGGCGGTTGCTTTGGTCTTGCCGATTGCGGACAAAACGGGGGTCTTGTTCGTTTCCAGCGTCGTGATGAGGTCTGAAAGGTCCTCGCGGTTGCCTACGGAATCGTAAGCGTCAAAAGTGTTTGTAGGTTGCGTCATTGTTAGCTCCTGTTTTTGGCCATGAGAAGAGCAACGTGGTCATTGACCGTTCCGGTGCTCTTTGCTTTGTTGTGGAGTTCTTTGACCTTCTGAGCCTTAATCTCGGAGCCGGACTTGCGTGCGGACTCGCTCTTCGTAACCTTTGGAACCTTGTGAACGGGCTTTTCTTTTCCCTTGGATACCATTTCGTCATAGCGTCTAGCCTTGTCGGCCATAACTAGGATTCTATGATCTTGGGTGTTTGCAATGTCCTCCGGCGTATAACCGAGGGTCGTTGCGTACTTGATAAATCCGTCTGTGTAGGTGGGGTCTTTGAACTCGGGAACGGCTGCATAAAGGGCTTCACGCTCTTTGCTTTCGCGCTCTGCGTTTGCCTGCTTTTGCTCTTCCGTTATTTCGTTCGTGACCCTCGCGTCCTGAGACTGAAGCGCGTTTATCTGCTGCTGTATCTTTTCATTCGATGACTTGGCTTGCAGATAGGCTTCGGCCCCTTTGGTTTGGAGAATTTCATTCAACTTTGCGTCGGGAATGACGAAAGTTTTTATGATCCCCTGAAGGGTTTGAGATTCGGTCAGATAGGTTTCCCGAACTTTTTGCAGATCGGCCACCTTGGCTTTTTCTGCTTCGATGGCTTTTCGCTCTTCGGCAACTTTCGTTGTCTTTTCGCGGTAATCGCCATCTTTCATGTACCCAGATTGAAGCTCTTCGAGAGTAACCAGTTCTTCCTTGCCGTTAATTTTAACGGGGAATTTCTGGACTTCGGGAGTATCTTCTTGGTCTTCGGAATCTTCTACCTCTTCGGTTTCGTCTTCCGCTTCCGTGTCGATTTCATCGGTTTCAAGGTTGTCCTCTTCGGGAGCCTCGTTCTCGATTTCCTCTTTGTTTTCAACGGGTGTGCTTTTGTTCAACAAGGCCTGCACTGCGGCCTCTACCGTTCCCTCTTGAGGGTTGACGTTATCGGGTTCCATTTATGTCCTTTGGATTAGGGTTTGTTTTGCTCGTAAAGAGCGTTGGAAATGTAGGTCCGCAAGCGGTCCTCGACTTCCTTCAGAAGGTGGATAGCCATGTAGGCTGTTTCCCTGTCTTCCGAATCTTTGGGACGGGAGTTTTCAAACCCGTCTAAATACTGTTGTCTGACTGACTTCAGGGCTTCCTGAAATGTCTCGTCGTCAATGATGGTTTTGGCTTTTGTCCCTCTGAGAAGGATTCTAGCCTTGATTGTTTCGAGCATCTTCAAATCCCACCTTCGAGCCTGACTTCGTTCCGTAACTCAGAACAAGTTCCTCGCGTTTCAATTCTTTTTCCTGCTCAAGCTTTCTCAAACCGAGGTCATAGTTCTGATCAGCGATGTATTTTTTAAGCTGCGTGTCGTCGTCATGTTTCTTGAGATCGACTTCGTTTGATGCTTTGGACTTCGTGAGGTCCGCAACCGTTGTCGCTTCGGTAATCTGAATAGCCTCTGACGGGCCGCTAGGTGCTGGCTGATACGTCTTCGGATCGCGGTAATACTTTTCACCATCAACAAACCCAAGAAGCTTGGCTTGCTCTACAAGCGCGGCGTGGAGGTTATCTGCTCCGAGTACCGGACCCTCAACACCCGCTACCGAAGCAATTTCTTTCTGGTTTTGAACGATCATCGAAATGCCGCGCATACGTTCCATCTTGTCAGCGTGGCCAACACCGACTTTGCATTTATAGCGGGAGCGTTTCGCCCATTCTCTCGGGTCCACTTGTGACCATTCGCCCGAAAGGTTGAAGTCTCTCTTGCTGTCGTGTTTCTGACAAAGAGCATGGAGTTTGAGCATGGCGGTTTTAAAGCCCGTCTCTGCGAATATTCTCGATACCATCCGAATACGTTGGAGGGCCTGCGTCATTATCGTGGCGCCAATGTCGTTTGTGGAATCGGCTAATGCTTTCGGGTCCAAACCTTGAGACGTTCTTGAAACGCCTGTACGGTCCTGTCTCATTTCCTCGACCATCGAAAGAACGGGAAGCGAAGATTCGCCAACGAATGGTGTCGTAAGATTGACGATAGCGTCGGGCGATTTCATGCGGTATATCGCGCCGGGTCCGGTGTAGAGAAGGTCTTCCTTGTAAACCTGATTTTCAATGATGCCCTTAGCGGGATGGTTGACCATGTAAAGGTTGTTGAGCGTCTGTCTCCAAATCGTGGAGCGAAGCTTCTGTATATCCATGATCAGATCGGCGTAGGACATACCGTAGAATTTATGGCAGTTGATAACGGGCGTCCAAACGGCGAAGGGATTCCCGTCTACTATCTCGTTTTCGAGAATGACCGAGCCTGTCGGGCCTGCGAGTTTAACCATGCGAAGCTCGGCTTTGCCGTCTCCGTCATAATCAACGCGAATATAGCATTCGTAAATCGTGATCTTCTGGGACGGAACATCGTCTGCGTCATCGTCGCTTGCGGTTTCGTCGTGGCGCTCCGTAGCCTCTTCGTCCAGTTCGGCTTCGTCGCCTGTCGGGATGGTGTCGACCAGGGCTTTAGAATAGCCGTCAACGATAAGATCGGAATATGTAACCGTATCTCTGTGGCAAAGGAAATTTGCCGTATCGAGATCGAGGGAAGAAAGCCCTTCTTCCACAAGGAAATTCTCTGGGGCTATGATCTTTACTCTCGCAATGGAATTATCTTCTTTGCGGATTGCCTTAACATCAAACTTCGCCACTTGGGCGAGTTCGGGTTGTGCCTCTATCTCTGCGAGGGTAAATTCCTGCTCACCGACTTGGGCTGTGGCTTCTTCGATTTCAACATCGGGGTCTGAGAGAATCTTTTGAAAGGCCAGAATGTCAAGACCTTCATAGTCTTCTTCGACTTCGTCAACCTTTTCATCCCAATAAATCTTGGCGACGCCGTTCTTACCGAGAAGACCATCCTTAACCCATGTGTAGGTATTCAAGAATCCTTCGTTTTGTTCGTTGTATACGTGATCAACGTATGAGGTTTCCAATTCGGCTTGCTTTACGTCATCGGCATTCTTGGCGGTAAACTCAAACGCTCCGCCCGTAATGAATGGCTCTATCGTTTGGGGAAGCATCCATTCGATGGTGTCTCTTACGTCCGATGTGATGAATTGGGATTCACCGTCTTTTTCGTCTCCGAACGGCTCGGTATTGTAATATTTAAGGGCTTTTTGGCGTTCAAACTGGACCGTCTCCGTATAGTTATCGGCTTTTTTATACCGACCCATACAGATGTTGATGAGTTCTTTATCTAGCATATTGATCCAATGTTGACTTTGATGGGGCCGCTATTTTTAAAAACGGCAAGAACGCCTAGCTCTCTGGCTTGCGCTATGTATCTGAAGGCGTCCGACCCGTGGGATGCCCAATTGTGTTTAGGATTTGGTTTGAAGACCTTTGCGACCTCATCCCATTCACGGTGATAGTTCCGAAGGCAATCAATCCCGCGTTCGCATTTGTCTTTGTCGAAGAAGCATTGAGCGATTAGCGCTCTTGTCAGCGTGATATGACTTAAAACGCTTTCGGGTCTTGGGAGACATTCGGTTTCAAAGCCCATGCCCTGAAACTGCTCTTCGTAGGAAAGGCCCGTTCCCAATCGTTTGTCTTTACCGTCATGCGGGAGAATTAACTTCCCGATCATGTAATCTTTTTCTTTGATCAGCTTGCCGTAATGGGCAATGTCCCCCGAATTTCCTTCTTCGTAATCAATCAGCCTGACTTCAGCACCAACAAGCTGCACAAACCAGATGGCGGTTGAGTTCGAAAGCCCTCTCCCGAAATCAAACACGGGAAAGACGGGTTTGCCGGGAACGTATGGAACCTTGCCTATTCTCTTATCGAGTTCGGCCTTGTTCATTTCCTTGCCGTAATAGGCACCCGGAAGAGCAGCATCGAAAGAACAGAAATACTCCTGCTCGTATTTCGAAAGCCCCTCGTCTTCGCCCATCTCTGCGATGAGTTCTTTTTTCTCGTTTGCTAAAGTCTCTGGGCTGAATACTGTCGTGTCGTCTGCGGTGAGGACTTCGCAGAACCAAGAGCCATCTTCTTCCATCGCCCTTTTGGCGGCGTCATACATGCGCTTGGCGTGGTTTCTGCCCCGTGGGGTAGTGATGAATAAAGCCCATCCACCGTTCTCTGCGAGGATAGGTCGCATATACGCCCATGCATTGGGGTCTGCGAGTGCCCATTCCGAGAATACAATCCCGCGCGGTGTCGAGCCCACTTGTGAATTGTAGTTATCAGATCCCAAAACTTGCCATGTCGAGCCATTAACAAACTCGATCAGCATTTCTTGGTTATTCGTGCGCTTCCTTATTTCTTGGGGAAACGCTTCGTCAATTCTTTTCTTCCCTGTGTGGGGGTTTACAGCATCCCAGATTGCTTTGCGGGCTTGGGAGGCTTCGGGGAGCATGTGCCAGTAGTTACCGACATTCTGCATCGCTTCACAGGCCGTGAAGTTCAAACAAAGATCGTCTTTGCCCGCCCGTCTATGCCAAACGGCTAAAGCTCTCTTCCCGCCGTTCTCAAGGTATGTCCAAAGCTTTAATTGGTAGACCCTTGGGCGCCAATTATTCGGTAACTTGACTTGGGGCATCCGAGAATTTCTGAATGGTGACTTGAAGGTTATTCCCTTCGCTGTCGCCCAATTTCATAAGTGTAGCGTCGCCGTATTTCTTGGGCTTGTATTTCGAAGCCGCCCATTTTCTTGTGTCTACGCGAAGCTTTGCAACTTGTATGTCGTCGTTCTTTGCTTCATCTGCAATCTGAAGAATGTCTTCAACGAAGTAATCGGCTTGATCTTCCTTTGCCCTCGCGTAGTTCTGACAGAATTCCTCATGTTTTCTAAACCAACGGTATACTGTGCGCGGGTCCGGCATGTCTTCATCAAGGCAGATTTTAACGAGCGATTTTCCTTCTGTGACTTGGGCGCATATCGCGTCTCCAAGTTCCGGTGTGTAGTCTGATGGCCGTGCCATTGGTTCCATTCCCGTAGGTTGATGGTTGACCGATTATGTCGGTGATTTTGTATAGCGCCCCGTCTTGGGGTCGCGTTTGTCGTTCTTTGATGCTGCGATGTATAATTTTTCGAAATACCCTGCCTTTTGGGATTTCTTGAGTGTTTCGTTTATCCAGTGGGATGTTTGCTTGCGTTGTTCGAGATATGCTTGGCGGAGTTTTTCGTGGCGTGCTCTTGTTACGAAGGGCCAGTTAATCTTCACTGGTTAGAATCTCCATTTTTGCTATGTCCAACATCCAGTTCACTTCGGGAATCTCCGTCGAGGAGTGAAGAACTGATACCTCGTCGTTTTCGTCTAACCCCACTACAATCACTTGTTTGAATCCGCTTGCTTTCGCGCCTTCCAATATGTCGTCGGGCGGCAAGTCTAGGTAATAGGCACCACTGAACGGGATGATGTTATTCATTCTTCCTCCATTGGTCCCTTGTTCTTGGCTGCATCGGAAAGGAGATGGCGAAAGCCATTGCAGCCCCGCGCCGTGGGGACTAAGCGCGAACCCCGTTAGGGGGAATCGGTCAAATAATCGGCCAGAAACTAACCTATCACCTTTGATATGTTAGGTTTTAATCGGCCATTTAACAGGTCATTTTTGATTGGTTGGAGGGGGCGAAAGAACGTCGCTCAATTCATCCGTGGTTGAGTGTAGCCGCCCATCCAGTCAAATCCGCCCACGATACCAAGCACTAGCACAGAACGGATTCGACAAGAGGAGCTGGAATCAAAAACGGCCCTTTGCGGGGGCCATTATTTAGACCCAAATATGGGATCATGACAGAATCATACTACGGCACTTTTATGCCGTCAACATAATTCTGCATCTACACAATCGGGATAAATTAGCCGGACAACATCCACGATATGACCAAGTTCTGTGTCGAACCACTCCCCCCTTGTTCGGTGCTTTTTCAGTGCTTCGTGGATATTCGCTTCTGCCGCGCTTGTGCTTACGCGGGTATGGGCGACGTAGTGAAGTTTCAAGATGTGGGGCGAGGCGGTTTGCAAGTCCTTGAGCCGCCTCTTCGGGTCGAGCGACTGCCCCACCTTGAAAGGCGGTTTTCTGTCTTCGGTGCCGATCACATAAACAAATCCGCTGTAGGGAATAAAATCCATTCCGTTGAAGTCGCCCCATCCCCTGATTTTACAGTATTCATTCAGGCCATGGAGAATGTGTTTGGCTGTCTTAGCCGCAAATCCCTCCCCTCCCAACGCAATCACTCCCGCCTTTTTCGCGGCGCGGCGCATCCCTAGCCCTTCCATGATGATGTAATCTAGTATTTTCATGGAAACGGGGCTTGTTCTCCGCATTTTGTCCTTCCACTGGTAGTAAAACGGCAAAAGGTATATGGCCCTG